CCGCACTCCTATCAAAAGAAGGCGGTCAAGTTTCTGTTGGAACACGCCGCAGGCGCGTTGTTCTTGGACCCAGGACTGGGCAAGACATCGATCACGCTGGCCGCGATCAAAATGCTCAAGCAGAAAAAGGTCCTCGATAAGGTTCTGCTGATCGCCCCGCTCCGCGTCTGCTACAGCGTGTGGCCCAAGGAGGTCGAGAAGTGGGAGGACTTCAATGACATCAAGGTCGTGGTATTGCACGGCCCCAATAAGGACGCGCTACTCAAGACTGAGGCCGACGTCTACGTTATCAACCCCGAGGGCCTTGAGTGGCTACTGCAGGTCGAGAAGACCAAGACGGCCCAGGGTAAGACCAAGGTTAGCGTGGACCTGCGCCGCTGGAAGCAGCTGGGCTTCGACACACTGGTCGTCGATGAACTGTCCAAGTTCAAGCACATCAACACCAATCGCTTCAAAGCTCTGAAGCTGGTGCTCCACACCTTCCGTCGGCGCTGGGGCCTGACTGGCTCGCCAGCCTCGAACGGCTTGATGGACCTGTTTGGCCAGTGCTACATCCTCGACCAAGGTCGCACGCTGGGCCCGTACATCACCCACTACCGGATGAAGTACTTCGTACCCAGCTACGACGGCTTCAGCTGGAACATCAGAGAAGGTGCCGAGCAGGAGATTTACGAGCGCCTGAGCCCGCTCGCCTTGCGCATGGCGGCTGACGACTACCTCGACATGCCCACCTTGATCGAGAACAACATCAGGGTGGACCTGCCTGAGAAGGTCATGGAGATATACGACCGGCTCGAGAACGACCTGATCGCCAAGCTCGATGCCAAGGTTGTCGTGGCCAGTAACGCGGCAGCAGCCAGCATGAAGTGCAGGCAGGTGGCCAACGGCGGCATCTACCTCGATCCTGAGGTTGAAGCCCTGGTCAAGTTGCCCAAGTCCAAGCGTGAGTGGGTGAACCTGCACACCGAGAAGGTCGACGCGCTGGCTGACCTCATCGAGGAGCTGCAGGGTTCGCCCATTCTCGTGGCCTACGACTTCGAGCACGACCTCGATCGGCTCCGCGAGCGGCTTGGTCAAGATATACCCTACATTGGTGGCGGTGTGTCAGCCAAACGCTCGGCTGAGTTGGAGAAGGCGTGGAACGCTGGACATCTGCCTGTCTTGCTGGGGCATCCTCAGGCCATGGCCCACGGTCTGAACCTGCAAGAAGTCGGCCACCATGTTTGCTGGCACTCACTTACATGGGACTACGAGCTTTATGACCAGTTCATCCGCCGGGTGCTGCGACAGGGCAACAAGAGCAAGAAGGTCTTCGTGCACCACATCATAGCTCGTGGCACGATTGATGAAGCGGTCCTAGCGGCTGTGAAGTCCAAGCGGCGCGGTCAAAATGCTCTGTTCGACGCCCTAAAAAAGTTGAGAAAAGTTGAAAATAGGTGTTTACAAGCCCATTGCGTTGCACTATAATCTAATCACGGTCAACGCAATGGTGCTTGACTGAAACCTTGCTGAGGGGATTACCATGAAAACCGAACGCGATTACCTGATCGACGCCGCTCAACGCAACGCCCGCGAGGCCATGATCCAGGCGCGCAGCACCTTGGAGCGCAGCTTGCGCGAGCTCGACCGTTACGCCAAGCGATTTGAACGAGCCGAGTCGCTGTACGACAAGGCCGATGTGATGAACGGGCTCCTGAACGAGCTGGCCAGCAACATCATGCCCAACCTGCGCTTGGACCTGATTGCCAGCGCCCAGGCGGAACTGGTGCGCGTGCACGAAGTCGCCAGCGCCGACAACCAGGAGTAAGCGATGAAGACGCCCCAAACCTATCCATGCACACGCTGCGAGGGGGAAGGGCGCCTTCCCCATTACGCCAACGTGCTGGGCGGCGTGTGCTTCAAGTGCGGCGGGACAGGCCGACAAAAGACCAGGCCAGCTGCCCCATCGCGCAGTTGGTCGGTGAACGCGATCCGCACCACCGATCATCAAGACTGCGTCGTGTTCCACGTCCGGGCAAAGACGGAACAAGAGGCGATCAAAAAGGCATCAGCGACCTTATCCCGCGCGCGCGAGCAGATTTACGACCCCACGACCATCCGGGTCACGCCTTGGCCCGATGCAAATTGAGCTTGACTGAAACCTTGCTGAGGGGATTACCATGACTACCAAGACCTACGCTTCACGCGATTCTGCCACTTCCGCCCTGCGCAAGCTCGGCATCCAAGCCTGCGATTACGACCTCTTCATCACGAAGATCGACGGCAAATTCGAGTGCAACCTTGGCGCTGCCGCTGAGCACCTCGAGTCGCTCAAGAATCCGAAGCCTGAGACCATCACCGAGGCCGCTGTCAAAGCTGCCAAGATTGAAAAGCCCAGGCGGGCTGGCATCTCCGCCACGGCCCGCGCCTTGATCCTAGCCGGCAAGACCAACCAAGAGGTGTGGGCAGTCCTCAAAGACAGTTTTAACCTCGACGAATCCAAGAAGCACTATCCCACGTGGTACCGCTGCGAGATGAAGCGCAAGGGTCTGCTGCCTAAGGAGGCTTAATCATGAAAGTACGTGTTCACTATCGTGACGGCCTGGCCGTCGACTTCATAGTGCCCGAGGACATCCTCGTGGTCACCTTCGCTGCGATGACGAAGGTGCACGGCCAGATTCGTCGGATCGAGTTCCCATGATCTGGAGAGAAGAATGGCAAGTAAGAAACCAGTGTCGGGCATCGTTCCGTGCTATGACCGCCAGCGCCGCACCTGCATTCAGGTTGAGCGGACTGGCACTCACGTGAAGTATATCCCGCTCGACGTCAATGAGGGCCTGCGGGTCCTGACGGCAACGTCGAGTGAGTTCGATCGGCGGTATGAGCCGATAGCCAACTACCCCGTAGAGAAGGCGTGTCAGTTGTTCCTCAACTACAGCCGGACCATCGGGGCAACCAAGGAGGCCTTGGGTTACCTGGGCCAGATCATTAGCGTGTCTAAACAGGAGGCCGATATGGCAACCACCAAGAAGACTGCGGCGACCGAGAAGGCTGCTGCCACCAAGACCGTTGCGAAGAAGACAGCTCCCGCAAAACTTGCAGCCAAGCCGGCTCAGGCCAAGACAGCTAAGCCTGCTGCGAAACCGGCCAAGACTGGCGAGAAGAAGATGTCCGCAGCCCAGATGTTCCAAGACCTGATCATGCAGGGCGAGCTGACTGACGACCAGATCTTCGAGAAGGTCCAAGCTCAGTTCGGTCTGGACGAGAAGAAGCGCGGCTACGTCAAGTGGTACCGGAACTACCTGAAGAAACAGGGCATGAACCCTCCTGAGGCAAGGTCAGCAAGTAACCAGCAAGTAACCAGTAACCAATAGGAGCAGCGCCATCATGGCAAAATCCAAAGAAGTTTCACGCGACACGCGCGACTACGATACCACACAACTTCGTGAAGCTGGCCACGGCCGGACGCTTCATCGCGACTACTCCGCCCACTTCTTCCGCTGGAGCTTTGCCCGCCGCTTCATCACGGCCAAGGACAACGTCCTCGAGGTCGGTTGCGGTGAAGACAAGCCGCTCAGCAAGATTCTCACCGGCGGTGCTGCAGCTCATGTCAACCATTATACTGGCGTGGACCTCAACAAACTGAAGCCGTCCAACCATCAGCGCCTGCAGTTCTTCGGTGAGTTCAACTTCGTTGAGCGCTATAAGGAGCTGCTGAAGCAGCGCCCCGAGGGCTGGGATGTTGTCGTCTGCTACGAAGTCATCGAGCACATGAAGGTCGAGCACGGCGCCAACCTGCTCAAGGCCATGTTCGCCTGCACCAAGCCGGGTGGCGTCCTGCTGCTCTCGACGCCGGTCTACGATGGCAAGCGCCACGCAGCCAACCACATCCACGAGTACACCGTGCCTGAGCTGCAGAGCTACATCGAGAAGGCCGGCTACGTGGTTGAACGCCGCTTTGGCACGTTCATGGACATCAGGCACATCGGCAAGGCCGATCCCACCGGCTGCAGCAAGGCGGCTGTGCTGGAGGTTCGCAAGGCTCTGGAGCAGTACTTCGACAACGACGCCATCAGCAACATCTTTGGCTGCCTGTACCCTGACCACGCGCGCAACAACCTCTGGGTCTGCCGCAAAGCCGCTGACGGCAAGCCGGTCAAGCCTGCCCGCAAAACCACCACGAAAGGAGTGCTCTGATGATTGGCAATGTCGCTGAGTTCCACCAAAAGTTCGGCCTCCCCATGGGGGCTGTTGATCAACTCATGAATGACCCGGCAGCGCAGGAGTTCCGGGTCAAGTTCTTGCAAGAGGAGCTGGACGAGTTCAAGGAAGCGCTCGCCGAGGGTAACCGCGTGAAGGCGTTCGACGCCCTGCTGGATCTGGTCTACGTGGCCTACGGCACGGCGTTGTTCCTCGGCATCAACCCGGCTCAGTGGCACGCTGGCATGCACGCCGTCCACTCGTGCAACATGGCCAAGGTCCGTGTGGCCAAGGCTGAGGACAGCAAGCGGGGCAGCGCCTTCGATGTCAAGAAGCCGGAAGGCTGGACTGGCCCCGAGGCGCGTCTGGAGGAGATTCTGTCATGGACCAACTCACGCTAGAAGGATTCGAGATGAAGACTAAATCACTGTTGGCATCCACTCAACTGGCTGAATGCTCGACCATTGAGTTGCTTGAAGAACTCCAGTCCCGCGGCGGCCACCCAGGGGCCTTGGCTGAAGCCGCTCTACTCTGCATACGTAAGAGCCAGGATTACAACCAAGGGGCCGCGGATCTGGATCCTCACAAGGTTGACAGGACCTCATACTTCCCATTCGGTGCTGTGAGCTATGCTCAGATGCTTCACACCAAAGCCATGCGGTTCAACTCACTGGTGTTGAAGGAGATGCGTGGGCAAGGTGCCAACTTCGAAGGCCTGCGTGACACAGCACTGGACATCATCAACTACGCCGGCTTTTTCGTTGCCCAATATCCGAAGGAGTAACCATGCAAGACTTTTCACGCACTTGGCTTGAGGCCCTGAACGACATCTTGACCAACGGCGACCTGGTCAGCCCGCGCGGCAAGCGCACCAAGGAGATTCTGCAGCGCACCATCGTGGTGAACATGCGGAAGCCCGTGCTCCGCGTGCCCAATCGCAGCCTGAGCTACAGATTCATGGCGGCCGAGGCCTTTTGGATCTTGTCCGGCGATGATCGCGTCGCGACGATCGCCCCGTACAACAGCCGCATCAAGGATTTCAGCGACGACGGTGAGCGCTTCTTCGGCGCCTACGGCCCCAAGATCGTGGCTCAACTTCCCTACGTCATCGAGAAGCTGCGGGCCGACGAGGACAGCCGCCAAGCTGGCCTGACTATTTGGCGTGAGTGCCCGCCCCAGACGAAGGACGTGCCCTGCACGGTGGCCATCTTCTTCAACATTCGCGGCGGCAAGCTCAATGCCCATGTGTTCATGCGATCGAGCGACGTCTGGCTGGGCGTGCCCTACGACGTCTTCAACTTCAGTATGCTGAGCCATCTCGTCTGCGGCCTGTTGAATGAGCACCGTCTGGCTGCTGATGCCGTGTCGCCTGGCAGGCTGTTTCTGACGGCAGCCAGCAGCCACCTGTACGAGGCCAACTGGGAGGACGCGAGGTTGTGTCTGGCCAGCCAGGTGCTCGATCAGGTTGAGACACCCAAGCTGCTGTGGAATGATCCGACTTACCTGATGTCGGAGCTCAAGACGATCCGTGACAGCCGGCCGGGTGACGCCTGCCGCTGGTGGGAGCTGTAACATGAGACCCAGCCGCGACGAGTGGGCCCTGAAGCTAGCCCTGCTGACTGCCCAACGAACGACCTGCCGCCGCCGGGCAGTTGGCTGTGTACTGCTGAACGCTCGGGGCCACGTGCTGGCCACCGGGTACAACGGCGTCGCGGCTGGCCTGCCCCACTGCAACCACTACGACCCGTTCTTCGAGACGGGTTTCCCTCACGCCTGCTCAGGGGCCAACTCACCGAGCGGCACGAACCTTGATGGCTGCCAGGCGATCCACGCGGAGCAGAACGCTTTGCTCCAGTGCCGAGACATGTACGCGATTCACACGTGCTACGTGACGGCCAGCCCGTGCATGACCTGCGTCAAGCTGCTACTCAACACCAGCTGCGAGCGGATCGTTTTTGTGGAGGAGTACCCGCACTCGGCGGCTCGGGAGCTCTGGACAGGCGCCGGACGGGCCTGGGAGCAACTTCTTGTGGAGATTTGATCCAACTTGGCCCTCAGGAATGGCCCGAGGGATCATGAAATGGCCTAGCCCATAACTTCCTATGGGCTAGGCCATTCTTTTCAATCCTGCATGGTTCCTGTCAGTCCCTGCTTAGTTGCTTGGCCCAGTCGTAGCAGGTTTTGGCGTACTGGGCTGCTCGGTCGGCCTCTCAGCTGAAAGTTCGGTTCCGGCGGCGCCTATGCCTTGCCCTTCACGCGTTCAACAGTCCTCAAGCCGCCAAGACCAAGCATGCCAGTGAGCAGGACCATCAAAGACTCGTTGTCGATGGCTGGCAGTGGCGGCACCTGGGCGCCGAACAACGCCACCACCCAGGGCAGAACGGGCTGCAGGATGAACTGGTACGCGAGGCCCACCACGCAAATCCAGCCGACCGCCGGGCGCCAGCCACCGCGGAACATGTCCGTGGTGGCCTCTGCTTTGTTGACCTCGATCTGACCAAGCGCCAGACGCAGTTCGGCGTCAAGCGCCGCCAGGTCGCCTTTCTGCGCGAGCTCGAGGGCCTTGAGTTTGGCGTCAGCCGCAGCCTGGGGATCGGGGATGATCTTGTCCAGCACCTGCGTAATCGCCGGGATGACCAACTGCCACATAGTCACATCTCCATCAGATCGGCAATGCGCCGCGCCCAGCCGCGGCCGAACGCAGACCAGCTCGACAGCCCTGTCATGAACCGCAGGCGCGCAGCCAAGATCCTACGTAACACGCGCTCAGGATCCGCCGCGCGAACAGCGGCGAGCGTCTTGGGCCCGATGATGCCGTCGTCCCTCGTCCCGACAGCGCGCTGGAGCCACAGAATCGCCTGGCGGGGGCCAGAGTTCACAGCAGCGTCGAACACGGCGTAGCGGATCACCTCGGGCAGTTCCTCAGCCCGCACGGCGTCCCAATAGCGGTCCTTGTAGATGCGCTTGGCAAGGTCCACGGGTAGCTCGCGCATGTCGCCGCGATAGCCCACCTCGCGGGCCACGGCCTCAGTGATACCGAAGCGCGTCTTGCCTCCGGGGTCGGCCGCGTGGTCGCTGAAGCCGCCCTCGTGCTTGAGCAGGGTGGTGAATGCAGTATCGAAACCCATCATCAGAACAACCCCGCTTTACCGGCCATAAACATCACAGCAGCAGCTGCCGCCGCCCAAACAGCCGACTGCACCCACTCCGCTGCTTTGGACTGCATTGGATCGGCCACCTCTAGACGGCGCAAGCGCTCATCGAGCCTTTCCTGTGATTGCACGATACGCTCTATGGCGGTGGACGCCGCAGCCTGCCGCTCTTCCACCAGCGCCAGCCGGGCCACCGCCTCGCTCATCTTCTCAATAGCCGTGCGCATAGCGTGCTGATCCTCACGGATGCGCTGGATGTGATGCGCCAGCCGCTCGATACGAACAACATCGTTGGACTCCTTTGCGATGGAGTGCAGATCGCCATAATCGGCCATGATCACCCCTTATAGGCGCTCGGTAACTGCGAGCGTTGAACTTCAGAAAGCCACGCTTTATAGCAGTGATCTCGCTCAATCGGCCGGAACAGCAGATCGATCAGCGGGCGCAGCACGCGGCCGGCGATCTTGCCCTGCTGCTCCATGCGCCAGGCCGCGGCGCTTATGGTCTCGTCCGGATAGCCCTTGCCCAGCGTCAGCACGACCCACGCGAGCTGGTCGATGGCGATCAGGATGTTGAGGATGCGTTGCTTCATACTGCATTGACCTCCTCTATGGTCGTCGCCGCATCCACCGCAGCTTTGCGCGCCCACGACGTGGCATAGGCTTGCTGCACTTGTTGTGCAATGGCACCAGCGATAGCGAGCAGATCAGAAAGACCTGCGATCGGCATGTCGTTATTGTCGTGGTCTCGCCAGACCGCAGGAATTGGGCCACCCGCCTGTGCCAACGCGATCGCGCCGTTCAGTAGCTCTTGGCTGCGCTTATCTGCGTCCCACGTGAGCCCAAGGGCCGTCACTGGGTGCTCACATGCCGCATCGCGCTCTGCTTCGATCTGGAGTTTCTTGGCGGCCTTGGCTTCAGCGAGCATCGCATCCGGGTGCGGATCAAGTTGAGCTTCGCCAAGGTACTTGCATTGACGCAGATCACATGCAGGCACTTCCTCTGGATCACCGATAGGTGTCGTAGCTACAAACAACCCATCCTCGCGGTATTCCGTCGGCACGCGCCACACGCGCACCGTAGCGGGCTTAGTCAGATGCGGCAGCGGGATAGCTTGGTCGTCGATGACGAGAGTGTGGCTGGTGATTGTCGGCATGAGACGCTCCTCAAAACAAAGCGGTTGAGCATGTTCTTGGTGGTCACGGCGGCGTTGGCATGCCCCGTCATGTCGTTACCCATCACGCCTTCGCGAGGCGGGCACCGATGCTGCTGCCCGCGTTCGACGGCGCGTAGCTCGCGTGCGCAGAGAACAGCCCGGCGTACGCGCCGGAGCTCCAGGAGCCGCCGTGATACAAAATACGGTCGTCGGTGTTCGCATTGCTCCAAAAATAGTCTCCAGTAGAGCCATTGGCTGCCGTCCCATCGACCGAGGCCGGCACAAACAGCGCAGCGGTGGCCAGCATCGTCGCATCAAATGCGACCGGATATCCGCTGCTCGACAGGGCGGGGACGCCGGTATTGATGTAGCCCGTCGTGAAATCGCCCGGCGTCGCCGACCCTGGCGCGTTGTACTGCCAGCGCCACCACGTCCCGCCGTTGCGTTTGAGCCCGTCGACCATCTGCCAGACGTTGCCCCACAGGCCGACAATGCCGCGCCAGGTGGCCTGCGCTACGTCCGCGGCATCGACGGCGGCAGTGCTCGACTGATTGACGCGGCCCTGGCCGATCAGCGCCTGGACGTCGAGCCCGCCGATCTCGATGGTGGCGAGCATCTGGATGGCGGCAAGGTCGTAATAGCTCCACAGGCGGAAGCCCGATACGCCGGAGACGTTGCGGGCATAGGCTTCGGCACGCGCCGTTGGGAAGTCCATGTTTACGCGCGGCAACACGCCGGGTACGGATTGCAGCTTGCCGCCGGAAGAGCTGGCCTGGTATTTGCCCACCCAAATCTGGTCGAGCTCTACGCCGCCCGCGCCGATGAAGGCCGGATGCACGCTGAACCCAGGCGCGGGTCGATCCGAGATCATCCAATAGACCTTGCCAGCATACGTACCAGACGGCACCGTCCCAGCTTTGAACCAGAACTTCGGAATCTTCTTCATCGACTGGCCGTCGATGGTTTGATCGACGATTCCTGCATACGTCGGGTGGTTATTGAAAAACGCCGCGTCGGTGGTTTTGGGCGCGAAGCTTTCGTCGATGCGGACGTAGGTGCCGGCACCGCCGCCGGTGGCGACTTGTACCAGTCCGACGATGGTCGCGAATTGCTGCTTTGTCGTGGCTTGAATAAAGCCGACTTCAGATGCACCGAGCGTCGTTCCGTTATGAATAGCCTCGAACCGGTACTGGGTATTTGTTTGCAGGATGCCGCTCGGGACTGTGATTTGCGTTTTGTTGACAGTATCGTTGACAGACTCCCAAACCACCACGCCATCCGCTACCCTGCGCACACGCCATGTCGTCGATGCGTGAGTGTCGGAAACGCCCACGGTCTGGAAAGCGCTGGTTCCGATCAAGGGTGCTTCCGGCACATCAGATGGTGCGCCGGTCACGGTGACGGTTGGCGGCAGTACAGCAGTCGGAAGAATCTGAATCGTCAGTGTACGCTGGCCATTGCCACGCTGAATCGTAATCGTGGCGGCTCCGCCGCCCGGCACAGTCCCCGGCGCGGTATAGGTGATCGTCGCGCCAGAACGGCTGATCGTGCCGTGCGATGCGGTGACGTTGTAAGTGTCAAAGTCGTCAAAATCGGTGATGGTGAGCGTGACCGTCGTGGTAACGTAGGCCGATGAAGGGCCGACGACTGAAATCGGTGGGGGGAGGTCAATTATTTGGTTTGCGGTATGCGTGTGCGCTTCTATTGCGGAATACGCATCGATCCACGACACCCCATTCCACGTCCGCATAATCTGTGCAGTCGTGTTGAAGTAGAGCGCGCCAACCTGCAGCGCGTTGCCGTCGTTGTCGGTCGTGGGGTCAGACGCCTTGGCGCCCAGGTAGCGGTCGTCAAAAGCATCGAGTACATCGGCCGCAGCCGTAGCGCTGGCTGCGGCTTCGGCTGCGCTCAAGGCTGCGTCGGTGGCGTACTTCTTGGCACCGAATCCCTGCCCAGCAACAACCTCGGCGTCGGTCTTAGTGGCCCAATCCTTGGCCAGCGCGGCGCTGGCGCTGGCTTCATCAGCCTTTGTGGTGGCGATGCCGGCTTGCGCCGTGGCGATCCCGGCTTGCGCGGTTGCGGTTGCCGCGTCGGCATTCACGGCCGCTGCGGTCGCATTGGTCTCGGTGACGAATTGGTCTAGCGCCGCGACAAGCGCGAACGCCTTGGTGTTGAATTGCGCTTGCGTGTCGCTCGGCTCAGGAGCCGGTGGTAGTGGTGTGATAGTCATCAGGTCAACCCCTCAATTTCAAGTTCACAATCGGCGTGCTCTGGGTAACTGATCAGAATGTCGAAATTCTTGTAGAACCCGTACACGACAGTCGCCTCGTACTCGTTCGTGCCAACCCACAGACACGGAACAGCCCGAATGCCGGCCAGGTAATTTTGCAACGGATCCACTTCGCCGCGTTCAATCAGCAGATCGAAACTTGCGCGCTTGGCGAATGCACGGCGCACCAACTCGGTGTCGCCGAACTCATTCGTCTCTTTGCGGCTGTAGTCTTGGATGCCGACTCGCGCACCGTACCGAACACCCAAGCCGTAGCGCTGTTGTTGGCCGAACATGATGACGCCAACACCGAGCGCCGCGCCGCCAGTGAACGTCAACGTCAGATCGGCGTTGGGGAATGTCGGCAGATCCAGCATGACAGATTGCGTTGGCGCACGGCGCTGGCCAAAGAACCACGCCCACCAAGACGACGACAGCGGCAACGCGGCGAAGCTGATCGTCTTGTCATACACCGCGCCGTACACAGGATCAATCATCTGAACGTGCAGCTCTGTGCAATTGGTGACGTTCAGAACCGCGAGCGCGTTGATGGCTTGTCCTGGTCGCAGCGTGTAGGTGATGGTGGGCGGCGAGCCGCCATCCGTGACGGTCTGCGTTGTGTTCGAGGTGTCGAACGCCTTCCAGCGGTTCGTCGGGCTGACCTCGATCCACCAAGTCGGCTCCGTCGCCGGGTTCTTGTTCAGATTCCCAGCCTGAAGCGATTCGTAGATCTTGTGCGTGCTGGTCATGATGACGCGATCACCCAGCGCGTAGGTGGTGCCGCTGTTCCACGCAGCGTAGTCCGTCTCTGCGACATTCGTCGAAATGAGCATCGCGTCGGTCACGGAGACCGGCTGAACGATGGCGAGGGCTTGTGCAGACGTGCTCATGCCGTTACGCTCCTTGTCTCAGGCATCCCGTCTCCGTCCCACCGCTCCAACAACCGGGTCACGCGCGCCTGCAACTGAACCATCGCGCGAGCTTGCGCTTGGTTCTCTTCGCGCAGCTGGCGAACCTCGTTGGCAACCGCGGCACCACCACCCAGCATAGCTGCGGTCTGACCGGCGCTGTAGTAACGGGCAGGGCCGGTGACCTCAATCTCAGGGCCATTCTCGCCGACCATCCGAACACCGCCGCCGTGCAAACCGCCTGCGGCGAATCCGTATTGTGCACGGATCCGCTCCGCATCTTCCCTGGTGCCATTCCAACCAAGCGCCGCGGCGATGTTGCCGCCGACCGCAGCTGCCGCAGCGTTGTATTCTGCCGTCGAAGCGCCACCGTTGATGGACTGGTACAACACCTTTGCGGCGGCGACCAGCGGCGAATCGCCCGCACTGACCTTGACACCGGTCTGGTACTCGACTTTTGCCTGGCGCTCGGCGGGCGTGTCCTCCACGCTGTAGGGGGCAGACGGAGCCTTGGACGCGGCCAGCGCGCCACCCAGCGCGCCACCCAGCGCGCCACCCAGCGCGCGCAACTCTGTTGCCATTGCCACATTCAGCTCTCGGATCGCCTGCTCCACAGTCAGCACGCGCTGGTCAACACCGCGCAGCGCGTCCAGCTGCGCACGAGCAGTTGCCAGCTGACCGTCCAGCGACTCCAGCTGTTTCTCTGCCGCCCTCAGCTGCTGTTCTGCGATGGTGAGCTGGTTGCCGCTGATCTCGCGCAGCTGGTTGAGGCGGCCGGCGAGCACCAGCCGATCCCGCTCTGCCTCGAACGCGCTGGCGTAGCGCCCAGAGGACAGCCCACCGCGCGCCGCGCGAATGGCCTGAGACAGCTCGTTGGAATCCGGCAGGTAGCCGGTCGCGCGCGCCGTCGCCAAGGCTTGTGTGATAAACGCTTGCCCAGCCGCAGCGCTCATGGCACTGGTGCTGGCAGCCTCGTTGTACAGTTCCTCTACGCTCGACTTCAGCACATCGAACACGGCGGTAAGGCTGTCCACCTGCTCTCGCGCGACCTCGCGAGCAGCTTCTGCGGAGCGGCGCTGAGCGTCTATCGCGCGCTCCAGAGCGGAATACGCTGCGTCTGTGGCTGCGCGCGCGTCTTCGATCGCGTAGATGCGCTCAAGGATGCCGCGATTTGACTCATCAACAGATGCAAGCTCACGAGCGCGCAGAGCGGCTGTGTCGCCCCGCAACTGCAGCAGCCGCTCCTCCAGGCTAGACCGCTCCTGAAGCAACTGGATCTGAGCCCGCAGGGCCTCGTTGGCGTCGTAGGCGGCGATCTCCAACTCGGTCATACCGTCGATGGCCAGGGCACGCAGGGCCTCCTTCGCGCCTTCAGCGTCGCCCTGGACTTCCAGCAGTTGCGCTTGCAGGCGCTTGGCCTCATCTGCAAAGCCGTTCAGCGCCTTCTGCACGCGAATTTGCTCTTCCAGCGCGCGGTTGGCGTCGTAGACAGCGACAGCCTCAGCCGTGAGGCCCTCGATGGCGTTTTCGTGGATCTTGTTCAGGGCCTCTTGCTTTCGGCCCTGGGCTTCGAGCAATTCAATTTCGAGCTTGCGTTTTTCGTCAAGCAGGTCAGCCAAGCGCTTGGCGCTGTCGTCCTTTTGTCCGCCGCCACCGCCACCGCCACCGCCACCGCCGCCACCGCCAGCCCGCGCGCCGCCACCACCGCTGAAGCTGATGCCGCTGAATCTGATGCTGCTCATGCCGGTGTACAGGGCTGCACTGGTGGAACCGATGGCCGACACTGCACCGCCAATCGCCCGTTGAAAATCGGCGTTGTTGAGAATCGCGACCATGGCGTTGGTGACCGAAATGGCCTTGCCCACAATTTCGGCCAGCCCTTGCCCAGCAGCCGCGCCACCAGCGGCCACGTTGGCCCCGCCAGCCGCCCCGCCAGCCGCGAGGTTTGAGCCAGCCGCAGCACCGCCAGCCGCGAGGTTTGAGCCAGCCGCAGCACCGCCGGCGACCAGGTTCGTTCCTGCCGCAGCGGCTGCCGCCACATCGATCGTGGCGGCTTGAGCCGCTGCACCGACGATGCTCTGGGTGAGTGGTTGCAGGATCGCATTGCCGACCAGATCAGTGACCGTGTTGATCATGGCATTGCCGATGGCCTGCATCAACATCTGGCCCGCGGCTTGCTCGCCAAGCATGCGCGCCTCTTCTGCGCTTTTTGCCTCGCTCAACACGCGCTGGAAAACTCCGCTCAGCGCATCCGCTGTCAGACCGATGCTTTGCTGCATTTGGTTCATCAGGTCAGCGAATGCCGGGCCAAGCCGCACAAGTTGCGAGAACGTCTCGCGGCCAGACGCGGTTGCCAGGTCTTGCGCTGCGACCAGATCGCGGAATGCGTCAACGGACGCCGGAACGGACACGCCAAGCGCCTGAAATTTTTCGCCAAGATCCGACATGGCATTGCCGGCCTTTTCGGTCTCCGAGTACATCGCATCGTAATAGGCCGATGTGGCCTGCGCGAATGCATCGAGGCTGCCGAATGCGTCGACAATCTGGCTGGCGGCCTCGCCACTGGATACGCTGGCGTCGAGCGTGGCGAGGCCGAGGGCATCAAATGCGTCGTTGACCACAAGCAGCGAGCCGCCGAGCCGCTGCAGTGCCTCGGTGGCGGTTTCGCCAGCGCGAATGACGGCACCGGCGCCCTCCAGCAGGGAGGCCGCCATTTTGTCACCAACACCACCCAGCGTTTCGGCCAACTTCTCCTGAATCTGCTGCTCGTTCAACCCCTTGAACGACACTTTGATGCGCGTGGTGAAGTTGTCAATGGATTCCGTGCCGAGGCCGAGGGCCTGCGCCATAGACGCTGCGGCGGTTTTGATGGCCATGAACTGCTGATCGAGCGCCTTGTCCAGCGCAGGATCGAGCGGTCTGCGCTTGGTCTTGTCGCTGCGGAACAAGCCGCCTTTGTAGAACTGGTAGGCGTTGCCGGTGAAGCCGTCGCCGCCAAAGGTGCCCTGGATGCCATAGTCCTTCAGCTTGCGGCCAAACAGCCCGCTGAGCGCACCGCCGCCAAGCAGGCTCGCGGCCAGCCCAATCGGCCCACCCAGCAGGCCCAGGCCCGCGCCGATGCCGCCCAGCGTGCCCGTGCCAATCAGCGAAGTGCCGGCCGACAGCCAGCCGCCAATGCCGGCCGCGGCGATGCTTCTGAACCCTGCCCCCAGGCCCAGGCCCAGCGCGCTCGACAGCGTGCTGATGCCACTGAACAAATTGCCAACGCCCGAAAAAACGCCGCTGGCATTTCCAACGGTTTCAGCGGCACTTGCGACGCCCGGCAGCCCCAATGCGCCGGTGATGCCTCCGGCCACAGGCACCACCACGGCCTGCACCACGGGGCGCAGCACCAGCGACTGAAACATGTTGACCACGGTGTCGCGCAGGTTGCGGGCAAAGTCCTTGCCACTCTCGAATCCGCGCATCAGCGCATCCGTCAGGCTGCGCTCGATGCTCTCGGCAGTGCGCTGCCACTCCTGCTCGGCCTTGCGCTGCTGCTCGATCGAGGCCTCGACAGCCTCCTTGCCGATCACAGCGTCGCGGATGCGGCGAGCGTACTCTTCGTATTCGGCGCTGCCAGCCTTGATCCCTTTGCGCTCCAACTCGCGCAGCTTGATGGCGATCTCGCGCTCGGTGTTGGTCATCTTGAGCGCTTCGGTCTCGAACTGAATCTGCTCAACCATCTCCTCTGCGGATTGAATCGCCTTTTCGCGCTCTTGGGTTGCGCGCTCTTCAGCTTTGCGGCGCTCTTCCTCAGCGGCAGCGGATTCCCTGACCTGGTCCTGGTAGAACTTCTGCTGCTTGATGTACCGCTCTGCAAGCGCCATGTACTCTTCGAGACTGAGCCTGCCCTTGTTGTAGCCGTCGCGCAGCAACTCCATGTTCTTGTAAAAGTCCGACTCGACGCCTGCCTCGTTTGCGTTCATGCGGGTGATGAACTTTTCGAGCTCGTCGTTGGCCTTCTTGGTTGAACTGGCGACGGTGGTCGCAGCGCGCGATGCCGGTGCAGCAGACTGCGCCATGGCTGCGTTGGCGGCCGTGGCGGCCTGCGCCTCTTTGCGGGCATTGAGGATGCGTGCCGTTGTCGCGTCAACCTCCTTGCGCGCGGCCTCGGCATCCGCGACCATCATCCGACGAATCTCGCCAGCCTGAGCGAAGTCGCCACGCAGGATGGCTGCGGCCTGGGCCGCAATGCCGCCGATTTCCCTTCCGATCTGCACCAGGACGTACTTCAGGTTCACGCCAAGGACCGCCACGGTCTCAAAGACGACGGCAATGGCCTCTTGGATCACCTTCATCGCGCCGGTCTGCTTTGCATTCTCGGCGGTCGCCCCGTTGAGCGCATTGAGGATGGTTATCATGTCCTCGATCGCGCCGGATGCCAGCTTCACGCTGTCGTAGATCAAGCCTCCCGCCGACTGCTGGCTGATGGTCCGGAAGAGTTCGTCCCATGTGTCGGTCAAGTTGCTGATGGCCCCGTCCAGCGTCTGCGCGCGCTGCGCCATCGCGCCCGCAAATTCGTTCTCGCCGATGGCTTGCAGGTAGGCGGTGATCTCGGCCGCGTTGTTTCCGATGGTCTTGCTGACGCCCTGGAACGTGAGCGTGACTTGATCGCCTTGCTGCTTGGCTTTGATGCCGAATTCCTTGAGCCGTCCGAATTCGCCCGTTGCAGCGTCGGCAACCGCCTCGATCATCTGGTTGAGGCTCTTGCCCATCGCGCTCGCGGTGTTGCCGTAACTGGTGAGCGCCGCTTGGGATGCGTCCAAACCCAACGCCTTCATCTTCACGAAGGCCTGCGTGACCTCGGCCAACTGGAATGGCGTGGTCGCAGCGAACTGCTTGATCCACGCAAACTCCCTTGCAGCCGCCGCGCTCGAACCTGTGACGGTGATCAGGCTGGAGTTCAGAACGTCGAACTGGCGCTGCACGTCCACGAGCTTCCCGACGAATGCGGAGGCAGACAGGCCAGCGAACAGGCCACCCAGCAGACCTTTGAGGCGGGCAACGTCCCGCTCGATACTGCCGAACGTACGCTCCACGGTGCGGCGCGCGGCATCCATGTCCTTGGACAGCCGTGCGACGTTTGCCGCCATCTCGATCGTCAGGGTTCCGATGTTCATGGTTTGTGCTGCGCCTGAATGAATGCCTTGAATGCGTTGGTAACCTTCTTGCTAACCACCTCGCGGTCGAACTCGTTCACCGGGTCGCCGAATGGTGGCGGACACTCAGGGTTTTCGCTCGCGTGCGCTTGCGCTAAGTATGCCCGAGACATCTCGCGCAGAATATGGAACTCCCAAGGCTGGAGGTGAAAACCGCGCCCCTCTTGCCACGCCATCAACTCAACGCTGGTGAGGGGCACTGGGCCCATCCCACCAACGCTCACCAGCCCCACGTCGTGCCAATAATCGACAAGGTAGGCGGCAGCGCCAACGTCCGGCATGAGCGGTGTGCCGCCGTTGCGCACGATCTTTTCGCCGCGTGTCAGCGGCTTGTCTGGCTCAGTCTCGCCAGAAGAGACGACCTTGCGCTTCTTGTCAATCGGCGCGGAATGAAACCACGCCAGCTGTTGAGCGTACATGATCAGGTCGTGGCGGACTTGTTCGTAAAATTTGCCCAGTCACCGATCGCCTTGTTGACCTGCTCAGCGATGAACCCGATGCTTGGGTCTAGGTACGCGGCCTTGAACATCTCGTAGCCGGTCAGGTCCTTGTACACGAACCCGTTGAACGAGGCGGTGCAGTCGGCCAGGAACTCGGCGTCCAGCTCGCGCTGCTCCTCGTCCTTCATCTTCTTGCCGCCCTTGCGGACGTACTCGAGGATGGCGCGGTTGCGCTTGCCTTGGGCGCGCTGGAACTGCTTGGAGCCAGGCCCATACACGGTGACGGACAAAACCTCGCCGTTCTCGTTCAGCAGCGGCTCGCCATCGGGGCTTTCGAGTTCGATGACAGCAGTTTCTTTGACTGCGAGCTTGGAGATATCAAACATGGGTTGGTCCTTTCGCGGGAGTGATGAATTGCCCGTGGCAGACGCCTGCTCACCCAGCGAAGGATGAGACAGACGCCGGCTCGGTGCGCGCTTAGCCTTCTCAGGCATCATCACGGCGCCAGCGACTCGATGATGCCGACGCCGCCAGGCGATGTGGTCAGTTCGAGCGTGCAGGTCGCGGTGGTGATGGAATCCACCGAGCCGACGCTGACCTTGAAGGACATGACCATGGCCTGGAAGTAGTACTTGTCGCCGTTCTGCGTGGTCACCTCGAAGCTGTACGGGGTGTCAGCCAGTGAAGCGGCCTTCATCAGCACCTGGCCTGCGTCGTCGGTGTCGAGGCCGAGCGTCAAGTTCATGGTGCCTTCGTTGAACGAGCCCTTGAATTTCTGGGTGCCGCGCGTGCCCACCGGGTTGTGGGTGACCAGCGCATACTCGCGACCGAACTCGCCGAGGTCGGTGATTTCACCGACAGTGGTGAAGGTCAGTGCGGAGTAGCCAGTCGCGTCAAAGGTGGCCGGAGCGGAGGCGGAGACTCGCAGAGTGGTCCCTGCGGAGGTACGTACAGTCATGATATTTCCCCTTCAATGACAAGAAGTGACGCCCACAGGGATGCGGGCGAACCGAAGCGGCACCGACAAGTCGATGCCACAACACCGTTTGCGTACGTAATTTTCATTCGTACCATATAATAACATAATCGGCAGGTTGCGTCCATACACCGGCCTCGTTGTCCTTGTCCATCAGACCCAGCATGCTGAACCTGCAGCTCACAACGCGCTTTCCGGCGACGATCGTATTATATTTGAAGTCCAGCACAGAACGCAACGCAGCATGAATTGCTTTCACTTTGGCGATGTCTTGCGCCAATGGATTGATCTGTATGCGCGCAACCGCCATGTTCGGTTCGCTCGCGTAGTTGACGTTCGGGCGAGGCTGCGCGTCGATCACCTGATAAACAATCGCGGGCATCGCCGTGCCCTGCGGCAGCTGCGCGAGCGCCTTCCGGTCGCCGACCAGCGCCGTGATGGCTGGCGCGTTGAGCAGCGCCCCGACGATGATCTCTACGTTCATTTCGCCGCCTCCTTGGCCAGGCGCTTGCGGATGTAGTCCGCCGCCGCGTTGACTGCCTCAGCCTGGCCACCATCGAGCGCCGGCCGCATGAACGGTTTTGGTGCGGATCCTGGGTGGTCAACAACCTCGCGCGCCAAGCCAGCGAAGAACAGGCTCTTGCGCTTGCGCGGCTTGATGAAGTGGCGCGCGGTGCCGAACTCGACCATGTGCGCGTAAAACGCCTTTTTGCCGCCAGCGCGCACAGTTGCGGAGACTCGGCCGCGCTTGGACCGAGTGCTGACCTTGATGCTGTCGCGCAGCTGTCCCGACTTGACCGGCGCCATCTGCTTGGCCCGGTCCGCAAAAACCTTCGCTCCAGCACGCATCGCGCCACGCATGATGTTGCCTTCGATCTTTGCCGGCAGCTCCTTCAAGAGCTTGTCCAACTCGAACAGGCCTGAAACGTGAAGTTCACTGGCCATCGAGCGGCCCCTCCGTGCAGTCGAAGATGATGAACCGCCGCGCTTCGTCCAGATCACGCGCAGCGGTGATGTTGAGCAACCGAACCCCTGCGGGAGTGGGATAGCTGATGCGCATCGCGGCGGCATCGATCAGCGGCAACAGCGCCAAGTTGTAACGCGTCGCAACCGTGTGGGTAAGGTTCGAGCCGATCGCCATGGCGCGCAACTTCTCGCGACCTCCGATGGGCTTCACGTTGCCCCAAACGGTCACCACATCAGACCAAACGGCCTGCTCCTGGCCGTAATCGTCCTTCGCGGCGCTGCGCCGTTGAAAAGTGAGGCGCTTGTCCAGGCGTCCGATATCCATCACAACCCCATCTTGGAAACGTTGAGCTTCACCTCGTCATAGAGCGCCATCCGGCCCTGCTCAGAAACTGGCCGCAGATGGAAATGCGCCTATTGAACGAGCCAATGTTCATACACCGAGCCCCTCTCGATAAGGGTGCAGCAGCATGTATGCCGCCTTCGGAATCGCTGCCTGTGCGTCGCCCCGGCGCTCGAACAGGTGCGCCGCGATGAGCAGGACACCCGCCTGAATCTGCGGATTCATCAACACGCCGCGGAAGGTCTCATCGGCCTCAGAAAGCGCCTGCCGGTACACATAGCAGGCGTACTCCATCGCCGCCTGCTTGGCCACAGGGTCTGTCAGCGCCTCGGCGGCTTCAACCGCGTCGTCCAGCGCCTGCTTGGCCGCCGCCAGGTCGATTGCAGCAACGGCTGCGTCCTTGGCTGCCTGGTCGGCGAAGATGCGCCGGTTGAGGAATCTCATGGCCGCATCCTCGGCCGCATCGAGGTACGGCTGCACCTGCTGCGCCGGGTAGTCCGGCTCCAGGCGCAGATGCTCCCTCGCCACGTCGATGTTGATGATGCTCATCGTTTTCCTCTACGGCGCTCAGGCTTTTCTTCTGCGGCAGCTTCTGCGGCAGCTTCTGCGGGCGCATTAGACGGCGTGGCCGCCTTCTCGACTAGGTCGGTAGTTGCCAGGCCCTGGTCAATGAAGCGCTGGGCCACGCCCTGCTCCATCTCTGCGATCAGGCCGGCGCGGGGATCGGGTGGGATGAACTTGATTCGCATGGCTTAGCTTACAGGCGGGCCTCTCAGCCCGCCCGCCTCTCTACGGATTACGGCAGGTTGCCGAGGTCACCATACACGAACGCCTCGGGGCGGTACACCGCCAGCGCGAGGCGCTCTTCCGCCAGGATCGTCACCATGTTACGGATGAAGTCGTCCTGGTTCTCGGTGGAGACCTCGACGCGTGCCTCCCATCGGTCGAACAACTGGGCCCCCAGGCGGAACGCGCCGGCGAGGAACTTGTCTTCCTGCATGGCCTGGGTGGTCACCACAGGAATACCCCACAGCGACGCGGCAGCATTGCCCTGAGGGTTGCCGATGATGTAGCGCCCCTGGCTGTCTTTCAGGAGCTCGACACGGGTCCAGTCCTTCGGGTTCATCACGATTCCGGTGGACGGGTACTCGGCCAGCTCAGCTTGCAGCAGGGCAAGGCGGATCTGGTCGATGATCGTCGCACCAGACACAGTGATCGGCGCGGTGTAGGCGCTGGCCTGCGGCACGATGCCGAGCAGGTTCTGGCCGGTGCCGTCGCCGTTGAGCAGTTGCTGCTCCTCGACGTAGGCCAGGCCATAGCGAAGGCGCTGGTCCACGATGCTTTGAAGCTGGGATGCGTCGTCCAGGATCTGGCGGGACGCCTTGACCCAGTGGGCGATGACCTTGGCAGAGGTCGTGACCAGATCGAACTTCATCGAGGATTCGGGCTTCGCCGCATTCTCGGCCACTGGGGCGGCGTTGTTGGTGAATCCGGTTTCCTTGACGTATTCCAGCGTGCTGCCATCCATGCGTCCGGGGCTCAGCAGGTCGCGCACGGTCATCCGCCGCTGAGGCAGCGCGACCACACCCGGCAGGCGGGTGTTTTGCACCAGGTCGCCGGCGGCGCCATCCGTGTCCGTCGTGACGGAGGTGATGGCGGCATTGAAGGTGACATCGACGCGACCGCGCGGATTGGTCCTGGCGAGGAAGGCGCGAACGGCTTCGTTGTTCACGAATTGCTCGCCCAGGCTCTGGGGGCGGCCGCCTTCTTGACCACGGGTTTCCAGCTTGGCGAGGACCTGCTGAGCATGGGTAAGTTGCGCTTGCAGCTCGCCTTGCTTGATGAGCAGCTCATCGACCTTTTCCTTAGCCCAGGTGCTCAGCTCGGCGTTGCGGGAAGCTTTGACGGCATGCTCTTTGAGCTGCTCGCTCACTTCCTTCAGGCTGTTCTGGATGGTCTGGATGTCTTGTTCCAGGTTCATGATGGTGATCCTTTCAGTTCAGTACACGGGTCAGCGAACGCGCCAGTTCGGCGGTCGCGCTCAATGCGCCAGACTCGATTGCTTGGGTGGGCTCGCCCTCACCTCCACCAGCGGGGTCCCCCGCGCTGGACTTCAGCTCTGCAATCAGCTTGACGGCTTCGGATTTGCTCAGGCCGGCCGCCCGGAGCGCGGATTCCACCCGGCGCACGGTCAGGGCCTTGGAGCGTTCCACCTTCGAGGACCGATCCGCTTCGATCAGCTCGTCGGCAAAACCATGTTCGATGGCGTCATCACCACCAATCCAGCTATCGGCGTCCATCAATGCGGCCACCTTCTGCTTGCTCAGACCGGTCTTGGCCGAGTAGATGCCGGCCATTGCTGCATCGAAACCCTCTAGGGTCTTGGCAAGCTCTGACAGGTCGTTGCGGTTGCCGACCACGGCAACCCAGGCGTTGTGAACCATGAAGAAGGCCGACTTGGCAATTTGCACCTTATCGCCGGCCATGGCGATGATGGACGCCGCCGACGCGGCGACGCCAAGCACCTTCACAGTGACCTCGCCAGGATGGTCACGAAGCAGGTTGTAGATCGCCAGGCCCTCGAACAAGTCGCCGCCAGGGCTGTTGATGTTGACCACCACAGGACCTTTGCCCATGGAGCGGAGGGCCGCCGCGACGCGCTTGGAGGTCACACCTTCGCCGGTGTAGTAGTCCGCTCCGATGGGGTCGTAAATGCCGATGCTGCGGCCAGAATCGCGCTCGGCGGCCACGATTTGCGGATTCCAGCTCGACAGGGCGCGGGGCGAGAGGTGGAAGCTCATCCCCGCCGGCCGCTCCCACATCGGGGCTTGCGGTAGCGTCTTAATGCTCATTGAGACACCTTTCGTTGGCGACGCCTACGGCGTCCAGTGTAGTCATGGCCGACTGAACCGTCAGCACAGCCGCATTGCCGCCCATGGGTTCGCGGTCCTCAAGCTCGCGCACTTCGTCGCGGGTCAGAATCCCGTTGTTGACCATCGAGGCGTAAAAATTGGCTCGCCCGGCGCTGTCCGCCCTCAGGAGACCCTCGACCGAGAATTTGGCGTAGAACTTGAGCCGCTCGGCCGGCGTGAGCAGGTCTTTGGTGATCGCCTGCTCGATGCGCTTGAGCCACGGGCTCAAGGTGAACGTCAAGAACCCAATCATCTGCTGTTCGATGCCGGTCCCCCAACTGGTGGACTTCTCTGTGTGGCCCACCATCCACGGCGGCACACGAAACCATCTGCAAATGGCCTCGACGGAGAAGGCCCGCGATTCCAGCAACTGGGCATCCGAGGGCTTGATGCCGAGCATGCCCGCGTCGGTCCCGCCTTCCAGGAGAGGAGCTTCTCCGCGCTGGATCGACTGCGCCAGGCTCTTCTTGAACTCGGTCCGCTGATCAGGCCTCAGCCACGTGTTCACCTTGTAGAACACGGCTTGTAGCATGCCGTTCTTGAACGTCTTGGCCGCCGCTTGCTCGGCAGCAATGGCCGCGCCGAACACTTTGGCCCCGTAGGCAATGACCGACACGCCGTTGATGCCGTCGAGCGTGAAACCCGGTATCGTCCAGATGTGATCTGCCGGGATGCTGCGCTGCGCCCCGCCTTCTTCCCGGTATTGGTAGGTCTTGCGCCCTTGGGTGTCCGTGGTTATGGTCAGGCGGTCTGGGTCCAGGAATAGCAAGCCAGCGAGACGACCGGCTACGATCTGCTTTTCGATCCTCGCAGCACCCCGCAGAAGCATCGACGCTACAACTGCCTCCCAGAACACTGTGGCCGTGGAGTCAGCGTTCGGCTGGTCGTGGATCAGGTAGTGCAAGGGGTGCTGTGGTGCGTAACGCTTGCCCTGAGGCGTGCGCTCGTATATCCCCAGCGGAAGCGACGCGATGGTTTCGGAGATAAGGCGCACACAGGCCCAAACCGCGTCAAGCTGCATGACAGCCTGAGGGCTAACGACCACGCCGCTGTCCACGGCAGATGCGTAGAGCCCGGGGTCTTTCAACGTCAACGGACGAGAAAAGCCCAGCGAGGCGCGAACGCGCTGCCACAAGCCCACTTTCATGACGCCACCTTCACGGGGCTTTTGAGCCACGAATCCATACCTAAGCTCCCCTCAGGATTCAGCGACATCAACGACACCGCGTCAAACATCGCCATCAGCGGGTCGATCTTGGCCGACCCACTGGCTTGTTTTGTGATGAGAATCGAGTTCGCACGGGGCTCAACCTTCGCGTTGCCGACACACCAGGCCATCAAAGGCTGCCCGGCGTGCTTCAGCGTCCCCTCAGCAAGCTTGCGCTCGGCGGTCTTGATGGCGGCGCCGAGCCGCCAGCCCTGGCTGATGCCGACGATCTTTTCCTGCGGGACGCCTGCGGTCACCAAGGCATCAAGGATCGCCCCTACGCCAGCAGGGTCCACCCCAACTTTGTCCAGCAATCCAGTCTGCTCAATCTCGAACACCGTCGCGGCGACTTCCTCGGCATCGCGCCCGAGTTCGTCCACGATCACGAGATCGCCCTGGGCCGCGAAATCCAGTAGCCTCGGCGCAATCTCCTTGCGGCGATCCAGCACACTGCGGTGCACCCAGGCTTTCGCCCAGCACAGCCATTCGCGGGTCTCAGCGTCCCGCCCGATCACGCAAAGCCCGAGCAGGTCATCAAGCCCACCGCCGTCAATGCCGACATCAACGACTTCGGCCCGCTCCAGGAGCTGAGACAAGCTCAGCGGGCATGCCTGGCGCTCCCAGAAATCAGCACCCGCCCAACGGTCCGCCCTCAGCGCCAACCCGATTTCGATGTTCAAATGCTTGGCGAGGAACTGCTGCAAGGCGCCGTCCGTCTTGGACTGGTTCTTGCGCAGGTTGTCCTCGAGCCAATCCTGGCTGACCGACCGCCCTAGGTTCGGGTTCGTGATGTAGAAGTTGGACGGGTCCAAGTACGCCTTGGACTCGACCATGTGGGCGGGGAACTCGTACAGCACCCCGAGCGTGCGCGGGTCTTGAATCTCGCCGTCACGAACACGGCGCCAATAGTCCAGCCGCTCCTTAAACACGCCGGCCGGTGACTCGTCGCTCTGCGTGGTCAGGTAGATCACCCACCCCTCTTCACGCGAAACCTGACCGCCAAGCGCCTCCATGAACATCGCTTCGGCGTTGGAGCGCTTGCCGAACACCCAAAGCTCATCAACGAGAATCCGGCCCGCCTTCTTGCCGGAAACGGTGTCTGTGTCGGCCGCAACCACCTTCAGGCTGTTCCTGTTCACGCGGTGCGTGATGGTCCTGAAGTGGTCCTGCACGTGAAACAGGGCGCTCAACTCCTCATCAGCCCTGACCATCGCCGCCGCAGGTTTGTAGCTGTTGTCCGCAACCTCCTTCGTGGGAGCCAGGATCAGGTGCTCCTCCTCCTCCCGCCAGCACATGATGAGCGCCGTCAGCATGATCCCAGCCGCGATGGTGGACTTCGTATTCTTCTTCGAGATCAGGAGTCCGAACTCGCGGATCAACTGGCGGCCTGTTTCGGCGTCATAGGCCCCGAAGATCGCCGCAACGAAGTCAAAAACCCACTGAGCGGCGCACTCCCCGAAGGTCGGCCTGCCCGGAAGATCAACGACCCGAAGCTGCTTGAATATCTCCAGCGCACGCGCCGCCTGCTCCAGGTAGATAGGTGGCGGGATGATCGACTCGCGCGCCACCAGTCGGCGTTCCCAGTCCGGGCAGGCTGTCGTCCACTGCGGCATCAGATCTACCTACCACCCACAGCAGCCAGCTTCGGCGGCGAAACAGGCGCGAACCGGCTTGCAACCTTCTCAGCCTGGGCCTGCTTCTGCTCTTTCTTCCCGCCCTCGCCCTTCTTCGTGTGGACATAGGGCAGCAGAGCCAACAGCGCCTTGAGCTGCTGCGGGCTCACCTCAAGGCGCCCAAGGGCGATCTGCTCCAGCGTCGGACGAGGGTCCAGCGGCTCGCCAGGCTTCACAGAAGCGACTTCATCAGGAACAATAGTCGCCGGAACCGGCTTGCGGCCAGCTCCGGGACGTGCGCCGCCGCTCCTTCCCTTCACTCCTGCCATTTCAAGGTCCTTTTGATTACCACCAAAGGGGGATTTAACTTGCGCGTGAGGGCGGCGTGGCGTTTTGCGCGCCCAAAGCCTCGAACTTTTGGCCCGCCCCCTGCCCGGGCATCGATGCCTCAGGAGCACCACCAGATCGCGCCATAGCCCACCGCTCCCGTGCCTCGCGCGCAGTCTTGGCCTTGTGGCACTCGATGCAGCGCAGTCGCAAATTACTGTCATCGTCGGACCCGCCCCGCTCGCGGGGTATTTCATGGTCCACGTGGTCCCGATGTGGGAGCCACAGCCTGCCGCAGTCGCAGCACACAGAGCCGTCGCGCAGCTGGATGCGGCGGCGGGTCTCCATCCACTTCTCCCCGCGTGGGCGCGGGTTCACGACGTCGTACTGTAGCATCCGGACGCGCCTGCCATCGATGGCCTGCAGCCTGGGCCTAAGCGTCTGGAGTCTTGGCGTGCGGATGCTGGCCATGTCTGACACTCCTGCGTAGTCCTGCAATAAGTTTCCATCACGGTGATGAAACCATTTTAGCACATGCGGAGCCTCTTGTACATAGGTGGAGGCCCGCTGCACAACGGCGGGCGGGC